GTCGGCAGTTATCGAAGCCAAGCGCTCTATGGCGGATCTTGGCAACAAGGCTCAGGAAGTCCTCAAGGACGCAACCCTGACCAACGCTGAAAAGAAGACCCGGCTGGACGCCTACCAGGCGGACCTCAAGGGCTTCTCTGACACCATCGCACTGCACGAGCAGGCCGCACGCCTGATCGGTGGCGCGGAAGCCCCCGCCGAGGCTGAGAAGAAGGAAGCCGCCAAGCCCGAGAATCGCTCTTTCGCTTCGCAGGTAATCAACTCTGGCGCGTACAAGTCCATGATCGGTGGCGGCGCAATGGCCGGCTCGGTTGAGGTCAAGGCCGCGGCAACCATTGATGAAGGCATTATCCCCGCCTTCTCCGGTGGCGCTGGTCTTGCTGGTCAGCTTGTGGCCCCGCAGCTTCTGCCGGGCATCGTTCCGCTGCTGTTCCAGAAGCTCACCGTCGCGGATCTGCTGGCTCAGGGTACTACGTCCTCTTCCTCGATCAGCTACGTCATTGAGTCCGCTTTCCAGGACCTTACCGGCGTTGTGCTGGAAAAGGGCGCTATCCCGCAGCTTGACCTGACCCTGGCCCGCCGACAGGACAACGTTGGCAAGATCGCCAACATCGCCAAGCCCACCGTGGAAATGTTCCAGGACGCCGAGCAGTTCAAGGCGTACCTCGAAAACCGTATGGTGTTCGGCATCCAGCGCAAGGAAGAGGACCAGCTTCTCAACGGCACCGGCACCGCCCCGCAGGTTACCGGCATCCTGAACCGCGCCGGGCTCGCACCCGCCGTCGTGACGACTGCGGGCCTGACTGCCGTCAAGGCCATGGAAGGTATCTTCAACCAGATCACCGCCCTGCGCTCCGTCTCCTTTGTGGAGCCTGACGCCATTGTCATCCACCCGACGGACTGGCAGACGATCCGGCTCGGCAAGGACACCCAGGGCCAGTACTACGGCGGCGGGCCCTTCACTC